ACCATACAACTACGATACAGATGCTGCGTCAAATGAGTCAGGGTTGCATTGTGAGGATGCTTCCCTGGCTCAGCAGCATTTCAAAGACGAATGTGATATTAATAATATTCTTCGTCAATTCAATATAACGGGCATATTGCCCGAACACGCCGTATCGCCTCGCTATGGCGATTTCACAGGCGTAATGGACTACCACTCAGCCCTTAACCAAGTTATCGCTGCAGAGGACGAATTCATGTCCTTGCCAGCCACAACTAGAGCTAGGTTCGAAAACGATCCAGCTCAATTAATCGAATTTTTAAATAATTCGGAAAATAAAGACGAGGCTATTAAGTTAGGCCTCGTAAACCCATCTGTGGAATTGCCGCAAGTCGTTGAAATTCCACAAGAAAAAGCGGTCGAATAGACCGCAAGCACAGTTACCTTACTAGATGTAACTGTGCTAGGTGACACCAACCACAAAAAAGGAAACAAAATGTATACACGTAGACATCACGTTAACAAAAAAAAATCAGCAAGAACCTTTCGGGCTCATAGCCGAAAGACTAAATCACCAAATATGAGAAACGCACCCCAGCGTGGAGGCTGGAGGTTCTAATAAAACCCCCAGGCACCTCACATGCCTTGCTATCACCCTATAACCGCATATCAATGCGGAGACGGTTCAATCGTTTTTCAGGAAAGACGATGGTTCAATACCGTCAAAACACTGTCATTACCCTGCGGCCAATGTATTGGCTGCAGGCTAGAAAGATCACGTCAATGGGCCATGCGTTGTATGCATGAAGCCCAGATGCACGAAGAAAACTGCTTTATAACACTCACATATAACCCAGAACACTTACCAAATGACAACTCCTTACATCACGACCATTTTCAGCGCTTCATTAAAAGACTTCGGAAAGGCTTATCACCTAAACTCATACGTTATTACATGGCTGGTGAATATGGCGAACAATTCGGACGCCCTCATTACCACGCATGTATATTCGGACACACGTTCAAAGACAAAAAATTCCATAAAAAAACAGAAGCTGGAAGTATCATTTATACATCCGACGAGCTTGCAAGTTATTGGCAGGCTCATAATCCAATCACCGGAAAATCAGAATCAATCGGCTTCTCAAGCGTGGGAGACGTTACATTTGAATCTGCAGCATATGTCGCACGATACATAATGAAAAAACAAACAGGCAAAGATGCCTGGAAACATTACACCGATAAAGAAAACGGAAATATAAAACAAGCTGAATATAATAAAATGTCATTAAAGCCTGGAATAGGCACAACATGGCTACAAAAGTACCAAACAGACGTATATCCACATGATTACGTTATAGTAAGAGGAAAAAAAATGAGGCCACCTAAGTTCTACGACAAAAAATACGCTAAGGAAAACCCTTACGAATACGATGAAATACTTTACAAAAGAGAAATAAACGGTAAACTAAATAGTGAAGATAACACTCTGGAAAGACTAATCGTAAAAGAAAAAGTCCAACAAGCTAAACTTCAAAAACTTAAACGTAACCTCACTTAGGAATCCTCATGAAATTAACATTATGCTCAGTAAAAGACCGCGCAGCCGATGCATATGGACGACCAATGTTCGTACCATCAGTAGGTGTAGCAATCAGGAGCTTTAGCGATGAAATTAATCGTTCTGATCCTGATAATCAGCTATATAATCACCCAGACGACTTCGACTTGTATGAATTCGGAGAATTCGACGATAACACTGGAACATTTGAGTTGCACGAACAACCAAAATTACTTAGTCTGGGTAAACAAGTAAAATTACAAAACTAACCGTAAAGAAATGGAAACATTTCTTACGGAATAAACAAGGAAGCCAAAATGCACCGCAATCGTTCAGTAGACATACACCAGTTCACAATGATTCCAAAAGCGGATATTCCGCGATCAAAATTTGACTGTCAAAGCACACACAAAACAACATTCGATGCAGGCTACCTTGTCCCCGTATATGTAGACGAAGTTCTACCAGGGGACACATTCAATCTAAACATGACTGCGTTTGCCCGTATGGCAACGCCACTATATCCAGTAATGGATAATCTACATTTAGAGTCATTCTTCTTTTTTGTACCAAATCGTTTGATTTGGAACAATTGGCAAAAGTTCATGGGTGAACAAAACAATCCAGGGGACTCAATATCTTATGTAGTCCCACAACAGGTGTCACCAGCGAACGGATATGCAATCGGTTCGCTACAGGACTACATGGGTTTACCCACTGTAGGCCAAGTAAGCGCTGGTAAGACAGTAAGCCATTGTGCTTTCTGGCCTCGAGCTTACAACCTTATCTACAACGAATGGTTTCGTGATGAAAACCTTCAAAACTCTGTAACAGTAGATAAAGGAGACGGTCCAGATACCGTCGCAAATTACACGTTACTTAGACGTGGAAAACGTAAAGATTATTTTACGTCGGCATTACCATGGCCACAAAAAGGCGCAGCCGTTACATTACCTTTAGGTACATCAGCACCAGTAATTGGTAATGGAAAAACTCTAGGTTTAACCGATGGAACAACTCAATATGGTACACAATTTTCACCAGGCGCATTTGTAGCTACAAGCCTTGTGAATCAAACATTACCATATGCTTCAACTGCATCAATCTACTCTGGAGGAGCTGCATTTGGAGTTTCAACAAATCCTGCAAATTCAGGCTTATATGCCGATTTGTCACAAGCTACTGCAGCAACAATTAACCAATTAAGACAATCATTCCAAATACAAAAATTATTAGAAAGGGACGCACGCGGTGGAACTCGATATACTGAAATTATTCGCTCTCACTTTGGCGTCGTCAGCCCTGACGCTCGCCTACAGCGTCCTGAGTATTTGGGTGGTGGTTCAACTGATATCAACATCAATCCAATTGCGCAGACCTCTGGAACTAGTGCAAGCGGTACGACTACCCCTCTGGGTACACTTGCTGCTATGGGTACTACCCTTGCTCACAATCATGGCTTTACTCAATCGTTCGTTGAACACGGCGTTATCATTGGCTTAGTAAGCATTAGAGCCGACCTTACTTATCAGCAAGGTCTCCAAAAAATGTGGAGTCGTTCAACACGTTATGATTTCTATTTCCCAGCATTTAGTCATCTGGGAGAACAAGCAGTATTAAACCAAGAAATCTACGTAACAGGCGATACAACAGATACATCCGTATTCGGATATCAAGAAAGATGGGCTGAATATCGATTCTACCCATCAAGAATTTCAAGTCTATTCCGTTCTACTGCAAGCGGGACTATAGACGCATGGCATCTTGCTCAGAAATTCACATCAACACCAACACTTAATTCGACATTTATTGTCGATAACCCACCAGTATCAAGAACACTAGCGGTGGGTGCTAGTGCTAACGGACAACAATTTATCTTTGATTCTTTCTTTAATGTAAAGAAAGCAAGACCAATGCCAATGTACTCTGTACCTGGCTTAATTGACCATTTCTAATGGGAATGTTCGACGGCTTAGCCGGAGCAGCTATAAGCGGGATTGGCGGGTTTCTTACCAACCAATCCCAACAACAACTCGCTCAACAAGCGCAGCAGTTCTCTGCTGCGCAATCAGACAAGCAGATGCAATTTCAACAGGAAATGCGTTCTACACAATATCAAACTGCTGTTGACGATTTAAAAAAAGCAGGGTTAAACCCAATGCTTGCATATACTCAAGGAGGTGCAGGAACCCCTGTGGGTTCTGCTGCGGTTGGTCAACAAGCGCAATTAAAAAACCCTGTTGAAGGGTTTTCGCACTCTGCAGCTGCAGGTGCAAACATAAAAGCAGATTTAGAACTTAAAGATGCTAATACTACTGAGGCTGTCAGTAGAACTAATGTTAATGAACAACAAGCTAGAAAAACAGACGCTGAGACGGCTGCCATAGTATTAGGTATGCCTAATATTAGCCAAGACTTTAAGCTTAAAGTCGCAAATACTTTGCTATCAAACGCCCAGGCTGGCGTTGCATCAGCATCAGAAGCAAAGACAAGACAAGACATTTTAATAAGTCAGCCAGAGGCAAAAATGTCACAAACCCCATATGGTCAAACAAGACCATATTTAAAAGACGCTCTACAAGGCGTTACATCCGCAACTTCAGCATTCGGAAAAATAAAATGAAAAAAGCCCCTTTTTTAAGAACACCATACAACTACGATACAGATGCTGCGTCAAATGAGTCAGGGTTGCATTGTGAGGATGCTTCCCTGGCTCAGCAGCATTTCAAAGACGAATGTGATATTAATAATATTCTTCGTCAATTCAA